CAAGCCCCGCCGCTTTATTCACGGCGGGGAACATGAGGGGTTCGTCCTTTATCCAGTTGAACGTTCGCACCGGGGGCCGCTTTTCTTCCGGTTTTCCGCATCCGATAAACCAATACACCTGTTCATAGGCTTCCTTGTAATCATCATAGGGAAGCTTTGAGAAGTCTACGAACATGCGCCGGAGACAAACAAGCATCTTTTCCTTATCAGAAAGGTCTTTGTCTGCAAACGCCTCAAAAATTCGCAAGATATTGCGATAATCAGTGCGGATCCGGTATGATTTCCCGTTAATCGTTAGTGTTTTCGGCAGTTGCCCCAGCATTTTCACTCACCTCGTCTTCGGCCACATCGTCAACGTACTTGGCAATACGGGCCTGTGACAGGGCGGCTTCTTCCTTGATCTGGGCGGTAATGGCCTCGCCAATGGCATTCAGCACACGTTCCACAAAGAACACGCCGCCGATGGAAGAAAAAGGACTGCGGGTCTTGAAGATCTCGTCCGCTTCGTCCATATCCAGAAGGGCGTTGATCCGCTGTTTGATTGCGCCCTCAACTTGCTTGAGAACAGCCCATCCGTCATCGTTTTCATCCGTGTTTCCGTCCGGGTTCAGATTCACCCGTTCCAGCGGTTCAACGATTTTCGGAAGATCCTCGGTCAGGGCATTGAACCTATCCATGATTGCAAGTTCGCCCGTGCGGAAGTGCAACCGGCAAATCACCTTGCCATAGGTATTGACCAGAGTAACCTCACGTGTACCGTCATCAACGGCAAATACGCTCTTGCCGTCCGGCTTCGCGTTCTGAGGATCAATCTTCTTTACGGGACGGGGAAAAGGTACAGTAGCCATAGTTCATCCTCCTTCATGTTTTTGCAAAGAAAGGGACGCGGCCACTTCTCGCGTGTAGCCGCGTCCCGTGCTCTTCATCGCCTTATCAGGTGATATCGGTGATGGTGGCCTCGTTGGTAGGCATGTCGTAAACGATCTTCTTCTTGGTGACAGCACCAATAGGATAGATGTTCACAGGGATAGCCCAGCCGGACGTATCACCGCCCACGGACTGCGGGACGAAATACGCCTGACGGATATACACGAAACCGGTCATCTTCTTGGTTTCCGGGTTCGCCGTGGTGAAATGAGCCTCGGCAAAATAGCCCAGAACGCTGGCTTCATCGTACTTTTCTTCGATAGCAACCTCGGCCAGATGCTTGTACATCTTGCGGGAGGGGTCGATATAGTACGGATCAACGCCAACTTCGGGTTCATAACCGGAATGGGTAACGGTGGTTTCACCGAGAACGTTCTTGGACGTTTCAACATCCGGGTTCAGTTCTTTGGAAAGATCATCGTTATCCTTGCCCAGCGCCTCCCACGCGCCAGCGGCGGCGGTATAAGTGACAACCAGAATGTCACCCTTCGCCGCGTCACCGGTAACGGTCAGGCCGTACTTAGTAGCAATATCCGTAACGGCATTGCCATTCAGCAACCAGCCAGTACCATCATAGGTGAACACGTATTCACCGGAAATCTGATTCACCGTAGCACCAAAGGTTGTCGCAACGATAACACAGTTGGTGATGCCGGTAGAATCGCCAATGTCAACGGTTGCGCTCTCCGGGATCGCTTCACCAGTCCACGAGCCAAAGAACATTACCCGTTCACGAGCGTACTTAGCCATTTTTACTCCTCCAATCGTTAATCCGGGATTTACATAGACCGTGCCGGTATCGGGGTCATAGTATCCCATAGTCATATGCCATGTACCGTCCTCTATAGCGCCAAATTCGGAGGACAAGTACAGAGTGCCTTTAACAACCCGTGCATACTGCATTCATACAACTCCTCCCCCCCCCTTATAGGGCCAATTCATAGGACACTTCAATCTGGATCTGATACCGTGCGCTGTCTGTACCCGGCGCGTGTACATACTGTGACAACGTAGGCTTGATTGCTGTGACGCGTCCTTCATTGATGCGAGGGAAGTTGCGTACCGCATTTTGCTCTATCATCCACACAATCACGTCCTGATAGAATCCAAAGTTCGCAATGTTCTGTGCTTCATCCGCGCCCCATTCCTGCCGGGTTGCAAAGATGAAATTCATAACCTGTTGCTTTCTCGGAATGTCTTCACCCAGAACGTTTTTGCGGTATGCAATCGTGGACGGAACCGAAATCAAGCTGTACTCAACCGGTTCCTCTGCAAGATAATCCACGCGAAAATGATTCTCCGGCAAAAGTGCCGGACACCCTCGGAGCCATTTGCGGAGGTGTTCAACATTATTAACTGTTGGCAACGCGGTTCGCCTCCTCCACAATATCCTGCAAGTGGGCCGCTTTCATTCGTTCAAACCAGAACGCGCCCGCTTCGGGATTAGTATCCTGATTGTATTTGAGGGCTTTGCCTGTAAGGTGCTTCTTCTGACCGGGCGGAGAAAAGAACCTTGTTGGAACGCCGGAATCATCCTCGAAAACCGGGATGTTCGGCCCCATTACCATACCGTAATAGAGATAACGCGCGTAAGGCGTATCATAGATAACTTGCCCGCCGCCCGGAGGGGAAGCCCTGTAAGGACTCGTTGCCAACGTACCCGTTTCAAAGGGTACATACGGGATGGAATAGCGGATCACCGCGTTATCAATTGCCTGTTGTACGCGTCCGCCCGGTTCAAGTCCCTTTGCCGTCAGAGGGTCAAAGTTCCAATGGAAATCCGCTTTAATGACGGTTGCCATTAAGCCCCCACCACCCTCCAGTGTTTAGCATTTGGGGCTCGGCGGTTATCGGTTACACCTTGAATCGTAAACGCGGTATCCGGGTAAGCCTTGTGCGCCTGTGCAGGGGATTTGATTGTATCCGGGACAACGCCTTTCACAATCACATCGCCCTGCCGCAGGGTGAACAGCCCGCTCACGTCATCCGCCGCCGTGTAGCTTGCCGGATCGCAGTACGCCTTTCCGCTGAAATCAGCATCGAGGGGTATGCGTATGGTAAACTGATTCGCAGACTTCAAACCGGTATCGCCAATCGCCGTTTTCACGGTTCCATACCATGAAATCCCGCTTATCACGGTCTTTTCATATACGGTGCAATCCTGTTCCTGATCCAGCCGCGCGTTAAAGAGGGTCAGCGTATCTCCGCATAGCTTCATCCGCGAGCCCCCCTGTACAGCAACGGCACTCCGTTGTCATCCACTTCACCGTAAAGCATCGCCTCAATCTGCTTTCGGATCTGCTTTGCGGTATCATCGGCGCTCAGAGAATGACCGTAGGATTCGCTGTACCCGTCTGTGTTGAACGAGGTCATCTGGGGGTTGGTGGCTTGCGCCTCCGCGCCCGTGGCCTGTTCCATGTTCATGATGCATACCATGCAGAGCTTGACGGCATCCGGCACAGTTTCCATGTTTTGAACACGGGAAGCGGTCAAATAGTCAATCTGTTTACGCGCCTTAAATTCCAACGGAGGAAAGGCGGTCTGACTGGCAGAGCCGCCATAGTTCACGTATTCGTCATACGTTAGATAGGCCGTATGTGCCATAAGTCAAACCGCCTTTCTTAAATCATCAGCCCAGAGAAATGATCCGGGCAATCGGAATGGTCTTGTGGTCAATGTACTTCGTGGTAGAACCCGCAGACTTGACCAGTTCCCAGTTCGCGCCGGTTTCCAGTTCCGCGTTGGTGGGGGAATTGGTAGCCATGCTCGCCTTGGTGAAGGAAATACCAAAGGGAGCCCAGCACTTGCGCTGGCGGCTGTACAGGAGATCCTGACCGCCGTTGGTAGCCGGATTGCGATCCATTTCATAGGGAACCTTCGCGCCGCAATCGGTGTACTCAATAGCGCCATCACCCAGAACATACGTGGTGTACACGGGCGCGGAGCCGGAGGTGTCAACGGGCATGGAGTCATCCACCAGAACGAGCCGCCCGTTCAGATCAGCAATGGAAACCTCCCTCTGCATACCTTCCGCATCATTGTACTTCCGGTAGGTCAGAATCTGGAGGTTCTCCAGATGGGTAGCAACCGCGCTGTGCATGACAACGAGGCTAAACTTGCCCTTCTGGTCACCACTGGCCTTCTGAATAGCGGTATTCAGAGAAGTAGCGTCCATCAGGCCCAGTTCGCCCTCTTTGTTGGTGATCGCGGTGATATCGTGGGTGTGACCGTTGACAAACTTGAGGTTCGCCGCGCCGGTCATACTGAAAATGCCCTTGAGGATGGACACAATGGTATCCTGATCAATTTCATTCCAGTAGTCATTGACCTGTTCGGCGATGTTTTCCATGAAGTTCTCGCCGGTCATATCATAGGAGAAATCCAGTTCACTCCACGCGTTAGCACGGCCCACCACAATACGGGAATGCAGATAGGTTTCCGTGCTGGAGGGCGTGATATTGGTAGCGCCATCATAGTTCATGGGCACAGAACCGGAAATCAGGCCCTTGAGGGGGGTAGACAGGTAGTTGCCGCCCACCTGATCACGCATGGAAGCGGCCAGTTCGGGACGGGGACGAATAGCACGGGACTTCAGGAGTTCCGTAAGCCGGGGGTTAGGAATGCGCTCCACATACTTCTGGAACACTTCCGCGTTAAAATGCTTCGCATCAAAAATGCCAGCCATCTTTCAAACATCCTTTCTTTTCTTGTGTCGTATGAACATGGGAATTACATGTCAAAGTTAATTTCCATGTCGGGGTTTTCGTTCTTCATCTGCATAAGCTCAGCCAGACTGCGCTTTGCACCGGAGGGCTTGTCATGCTTTCCGGGAAGTGTGATGGTGGGAGGGGTGGTCTTGTTGGGATCTGCGGGCGGGGTTTCCTGTACGAACGCGCCGGGGTCATCTGCCTTATACTTGGTCACGAAATCCTCGTAGCCCAGCAGAGTGTCTCCATCCATCTTGAAATCCTTGCTGATTGCTTCCTGCACAAACGCCTTTTTCGCCGCCGTGCTGGAGAATTTCAGCCCGTTTGCCTTTTCACGAACCGCAAACTCATAGCGCTGTTTCGCCATGTCTGCTTCGTACTTGGTCTTGTCCTGTGCGTACTTGGTCTGCAAGTCGGACAAAGACTGCTGGACACCGGGGAGCTTGCTCGCATCGGCCTGTGCCGCTTCAAGGCTCGTCCGCAGTGTAGCCATGTCCGCGTCCCTCTGCGTGATCTGTTCGTTCAGCTGGGTAACCTGTTG